CTGAATACGTCGATGCGAAGATGGGCGACAAGCTGGCGATAGGTGAATACACCTCACTAACGCCAACTGATGACGCCAACGAGGTGATCGACATTGGCCGCGACGCTGACACGTTCGAGCGTATTGCCGATGACTACGAGATAGCGACGGGGTGATTCATGCGTAGAACAAAGGTCACTGGCATAGCCGAGGCCCGGCGCAACATGTCGATGTTAATCGGTAATATCCACGGAAAGAAGGTTGTCCGGGCTGTCTATAGAGCGCTGTTCATCGGCGGCCGTCAGGCGGCCATTTACACACCAGTAAACACCTCAACGCTGATCAACTCTCAGTTTCGTGATGTTGTTTCAAAGGGGATGATCGTCACTGGTAAGGTGGGATATTCAGCCAATTACGCCATTTATGTCCACGATCCTAAAGTAGTCCAGAAATTCAGGCTTGCGAGAGCCAAAAAAGAGTTTCTGAAACTTGGCTTTGACGAAACGATTGACCAGATCGACAAGGCTGTTGCAGATGAGATGAAGCTATGAGCACACCAGTATTTATGAAAGTGCGCGATTGGCTGGTTGATGCCGGGTTGACCGCTGACTATAAGGTTCAGTTGGCGCAGTGGGTAGAGCAGAAGGCTGACACAGGTACCATGAAATATATCGTATTTCAGTCAGATGGCGGTACCGGGCGCATTCAAGACATTGGCGCAGATGACAACGTTCAGGTGATCTTGGTAAGCGGAAAGAACGACCCGCAACCAGTAACTCTACGGGCCCAGGAAATCCTAGATTACGTCACAGATAATCCAGATGATTCATGCCTTAACTCGATATTCAACCTCGGCGGCCTGCCAACGCCAATCCAAACAGAAGAGGCGCGGACGGTGATCCGCTTACTCTTCCGATGTACCTCGTAAACCAACAAATACCAGACAGGCTGCCTTCGGGTGGCCTTTTTTATTTCCATTAAAAGAGGTTATCACCATGGCAGATTGCCAAAATGACACAGGCAAACTAATTGGTCGCAGTGCAGTTCTGCGATTGGCTCCAGGTTGCCCGGATGTGCGCCCCGAATTTGCTGAGTTTGTGCGCATGGGAGCGCTGACAACAAAAAGCTTCGACAACTCTATGAATTCTGTGACATCAGAAGCGGATGACACCAAGGGTTTTGTCGAGAACCTGGTCACAAACATGGATTACACCGTTAGCTTTGATGGCGAATGGCGTAAAAAAGATAAAGTGACCGATTACGGCCCGATCCGTCTGTCAAAAGAGATCGTCACTGAAATTAAGGCCGGGCGCCAGCCATCATACTGGGTGATGCTGGATTATACCGGCGACGGCCTAACTGCGGTCTTTGTTGCTTACATGGTCGTAACGTCGTGGTCGGGCGAGTTTGGGGCGAGTGATATCGCGACGTACTCGGGCGAGTTCAAGGTAGCAGACTCGGATAGCGTCGAATTCCTAGATGAAGAAATCGCCGTGACCGGCGTAACCCTAACCCCAACAAGTGGCTCCGTAGCGATTGGCGCATCGACCACTTTTACGGTAAACGTGGCCCCAAACGACGCCACCGACAAAACGTTCACGGTTGTTTCATCGGTACCGGCGCGCGCTACGGCAACCATCACAGGCACCACCGTAACGGCAAGCTCACCCGGCAGCGCCACGGCGGGATCGGCAAACATCACCGTAACCACTACTGACGGCAGTTTTACCGCTGTATATGCGCTGACTGTCACAGCGTAACTATCACAAAGGGCATGTCTTGTGCCCTTGATGATGATTACTCGAGGCAACCATGACACCACTAATCGAAATCGGCGAGATGCTCATATCCAACCAGGAACGCGATTACTTCTTCCGACCATCCTTCGCCAACATGTCACGGATAGGCGATCCTGCCGAGATTGTGGCAAGACATTACGAGTTACACCATGGTGAGGTGGCTCAATTAATTGAACGCGCCATAGAGGCTTATGGGACGATTCCAGCGTGGTTAATTTCACACATAAATTCACTCGGTACCGACACGGTTAAAACCGCGATGATTGTCATGCAGGCCTGTTGTGATGACGACCTGACGCCGCTGATCGGTGAGTGGAAAGGCTGGAAGCGCTGTATCGTGCGCAGGCGCGGGCGCATGAGTGATGCCGAGATCATTATCGTGGCCCGTGAGTTGATAGAGCACGGAGTCAGCGGAAAGGCGAAATTACGCCGCCTGCAGAGGCATGAAAATAGCAAGGACTATTCCGCCGAGTTCCGTGTTGTGGAGTACATCAACGCCGCACGGGCCCATTTCAGCATGCCGCGTGAAGAAGCCGAGCAACTGACGATGACCGAGTTTCAATTGATGCTGAAAGCCAAGTACCCAGAAGAGAAGGGCTTCACTAGGGAAGAGTACGACGCGGTTATCGATGCTGACGACCAGCGCACGGCTGAATTACTATCTGGCAAGCGCAGGCTAGTTAAGACCAGGCGCGAACCTGTCAAGTTTTAGCCCGATCAGGAGATTTTTAAATGGTTATCTATAGTTCGGTTTTCCATCCTAATGGATTTTTTGTTCATGCCGCTCCCGGCCCTGACTTCTGGGTATTTCTCAGCAAGCCCGTTGGCTGGGGACGGTTCAGTATGATCAAGAAAACGATAGATATTAACCACCAGACAGGAATTTTTGAATTATCGGAAGTGCAGCAGGAGCAGCCGCAGCCGCCTTCGATATTAGTTCATTCATCAAATGTCCTATGGCGTCTGAAGGAAGCTGACGAAGTTTTGAAACAATACCGATCTTCTCTTGGTCTGGAAGGTTGGAAATTGTAATTATGTCCTACCAACGCTCTCTGATAACATGTTGCAAACTGTTAAGGATGGAGGTTGAGTGTGGATATTATGATATTAATATTGCTAATTGGCGTTGGCGTATTCGTTTACTTTATACCGGGGATAGTCGCTAGCTTGAGAGATCATCATAATTGCGTGGCTATCTGGATGTTGAATATTTTTGCTGGCTGGACATTTCTTGGATGGGTTGGGGCGCTAGTTTGGGCCTGCACGTCTCCACCAGTACAGAAGTGACAAAGCCCACCCAGGTGGGCTTGTTGCTTAGTAATTCTTCAGCACATCATCGATTGCTTTATCTATAGCGAACCTGAGCTTATCTCCCAGCGGGTCGTTTGGAGAGTGCTTTCCAAATAAAGCATCATCCAGAATCTGCACGATTTCCGAGTTCATAGACCTACCGTTAGCCTTAGCCCTCTTTGCTACAGCTTCTCTAAGTTCATCAGGCATCCTTAAGCCAAACGGTGCGATGTTTCTCATGCCTTTCATTGCCGTCACCAAGTACTTAAATAAGTAGTATCACAGTGTAATCAAAAAATCGTTGACAAAATAGCAACACGGTGAAATCATTACACCGTGATATCAACATGACTAGGAAATGAAATGAGCGACATTCTTTATAACGGAAAGAAAAGTGAAAACATCATGCTGAGGCTTCCTGAGCGCATGAAAGCAGAGATCCGCCGCATGGCAGAGATGGATGGGATTTCTATTAACTCTGCGATTGTGCAGCGTCTGGCGCGTTGCTTGCGCGAGGAAAGGGCGAATGGTCAGTAAAAACGGCGAAACCCCGCAGTGCTCGAACACTAACGGGGCTTCTAATTTGTCAGTAACTAGCAAGGAACTAACGATGAAAAGTATAGCAAATGCAAGTGTTGAAAGCCATATCGTGATGCCAGCCACATTTCATTTTCAGGAGGCGCATGACGTTCGCATTCAGGTTATTGATGGTGATCCGTGGTTCTGTCTGAAAGACGTTTGTGAGGTTTTAACCATTGCAAACTCTCGAAGAGTTGCCGCTGAGGTGCTTGATTCAATGGGGGTACGCAAAACAGACACCCTTACAGATGGCGGCAAACAGCAACTAACCTTCGTCAACGAACCCAACCTTTACCGCGTTATCTTCCGCAGCAACAAACCGGAAGCGCGTCAGTTTCAGGATTGGGTATTCAATGATGTTCTGCCGACGATTCGCAAGACTGGCACTTACCAGAAGCCAGAATCGGTATCAGAACCACTCAACGCTGCCGACATGGCGAACCTGAAATGGGTGATCACCATGATGACCAATAAGTTCAAGTATCAGGACTCATGGACTGCTGGAATATGGCATGCATTGCGTAGGGCTACTGGTACGCCGTCACCGAAGCCGTTCACAGTAGACGACTTGCCGGTCATTGCCCAAGAATGCCGCCGTATTATGAACATCACTAGCGCTACCAGTGAGTTGTTAATCCAGTTCGAAAAAGATGTATTGAAGCAGGTTGTTCGAAATCGGAAAGACTTTGACACCATCGCCAATAAGATGCATCACGACTTTCAACAGCTCGATGTATCAGTTGATGGACGAAGAGCATTGGAAAAATTCGAGGAATTTGGCCTTATGAAGTTAGAAAATAGACTCAACTAATTTTTAATAACTGACCAGCCTCGCAATTGCGGGGCTTTTTTACGCCCGGAGATCACGAATGCCAAGCGAACAGCAGGTAGGGAATATTGTCTATCGGGTCCAGATGGACGTGCATCAGTTACTTACAGCTCAGCGCCAAGTTAATGAGCGCCTTGACCGCTTAGATGGTGGGTTCGCTAATACAAGTCGAGCATTGAGTAAAACTGAAAAGTCTATGTTGTCGCTTTCTCGCGTAGCAATCGGACTTATCTCTGCGCTATCGGTTCAGCAAGTTTCAAAATATGCAGAGTCTTGGACAGTTGTAAACAACAAGCTTTCTAACTCTATTCGTATCGGAGAGCAGCTTGCTGATGTTACTCAACGTGTATTTGACGTATCACAGAATACACGCTCAAGCCTTGATTCTACAGCAACGCTTTATGCGCGCCTGGAGAGAGGCACCAGGGCATATAATACATCCGCAGAAGATCTAGCCAGATTAACAACTATCATTAATCAGGGGTTCGTAGTATCTGGTGCGACAGCGCAAGAAGCAGAAAATGCCATCATTCAGCTTTCACAGGGCATCGCATCTGGCGTTCTGCGCGGTGAGGAATTTAACTCAGTATCAGAACAGGGGAGTCGCCTCACAATTGCACTTGCTGATTCCCTTGGTGTTGGGCTTGGTCAATTGCGAGCAATGGCCGCTCAAGGAAAGCTGACCACCGATGTAGTTGTAAAGGGTTTGCTATCGCAAGGAAATGCCATTGGGAGTGAGTTCGCCAATACGGTTTCGACTATTGGACAGTCATTTGTTGTTGCTGGCAATAACCTTACGCAATTCATCGGTTCTTCGACAACGGTTCAAGCGACGGTAGCGATATTCAATGACACCCTAATAACGCTCAGTGAAAACCTGCATGGAGTTTCGGCAATCATCATAGCGGTAGCGGCGGTGATAGGCTCCCGGTACGTGGCCGCGCTAACCATGGCTGCTGCATCTCAGCTAAAAGTTGGAACTACGGCATTTACAGCGTCAACGCAACTGTCGGCTTTTGGCGCTGCTGCTGGTTTAGCCCGTGGCGCTTTGTCCTTGATCGGAGGGCCGGCAGGAGCCGCCGCATTGGCTGCCGCAGCAATATTCTACTTTTACCAAAAGGCGCAGGAGGCTAAGAAGTCTGCGATCGAGCTTGCTGATAGCGTGAACAAGCTTGTTGGTGAAATGAAGGATATGTCCGCCACTGAACTGGCTGCAACGATTGCGAAACTTCGTGGCGCAATGCCAGAACTTAACAGCGCACTACAGGATGCCCAAGCCGAGTATGATAAAACATCGAGACGCGTCGCTAACTTAACCAGAGAGATAGATAACTGGGGGCTGGGAACCAAGCGAGGACGTCAGGCAAACGATGCTTTGACAGGGGCAATAGATGACCAAAATATAGCTGCGTTAGCGTTAGAGAAAGCCCACAGGAACCTAAGCCAAACACAGAGTGCAGTTAGTATTGCCCAGGCAAATCTTAACGGGAATATGGCTCAAGGTATTGACCTGTTAAAGCGGAATGGCGAAGAGGCTGGCGTTGCCACAGGCATGATGAATCAATTGGGGAAGGCTATTTCATTTGCCTCTGGCCAGAAGGATAAATTTAATGCCAGCAGTCTCTCAATCGAGCGCCCTCAAAAAGTCCAAGAGTACCTTGATAAGCTCAACGACCAGGTTGAAATACAGGGGGAGCTCAATGATCGCAAAAGGGCACAACTAAAAGCTGAAAAGGAAATTCGCAATCTTGGGGGAGATGATAATGCCGTGAGGCTTGCTCGAGAGCGAGCTGGCGCGGAGTTTGATAGCGTGAAAGCGCAGCAAGAGCAGAAAAAGGAAGCTAAAGATGCCGTATCTGAAGGAAAGAAAGCGGCGACCCAAGCAGAGAATATTGCGCAAAAACTTGCCAATCTAAAGCAAGAGTCTGAACTTGCTGCAACATCAACTCAGGAACTCAGCCGCGAACAGTCAATGCTCAGGGCAGAGCAATCGCTCGGTAGCCAGGCATCAGCCGACCAGATAAAGCAGGCGCGAGATTATGCGGCTGCAACATGGGACACTGCCGCTGCTATCAAGGCAAGAAACGCTATCCCTGAACTGAAAGAAAACGCTGATTACACTGCTCAGAAATCACAACTGGAGATGCTAAAAAGCGCCAAAGATGCACAGGGAAACCTGCTGATTAGCCAGGAGCAGTTCAACCAGCAATCCGAGCAATTGGAACAGCAGCATCAAATAGCACTGGCTCAGATCAAAGCCGGACAGGCAGTAACGCCGCAACAGGAAGCGCTGGGAACTGTCGATCCGCTACAGGCGCTTGCCAATGAGCACGCGAAGAAATTGGCGCTGATACAGGCATTCGAAACCCAGAAGGGAGTTATTACGGCCAATGGCCTTGCGCTAATGAACGCTGCAAACATGGAGTACGAGCAGCAGCGCCTTGATGCGCAGTGGGCGCTGTGGAAAAACCAGAGCGAAGGTAACCAGGTATTGGCCGCATCGTTCGAGTCCCTTGCAGGCAACGCATCGAATGCGCTCACTGGGATCATCACGCAAAGCATGACTGCGGAGGATGCATTGCGCTCGATCGGCAGTAATGCGCTGAACAGCCTGATTAATGGCTTTGTCCAGATGGGTGTTGACTGGGTTAAATCAGCGATTACTGGCGCG